AACTTTTCAGCATTTCGCCTGTTGTCTTTGTAAATGTTTTGGACACTTCAAAGCATTTTAAGCCTGTAACCTTGACAGTTGAAGGCATTACAAACACTCCAGCGAAACTTCAAAACGCAGTAATTGCAGACAGTGTTGAAATAAAATCGGTCGGCGATGTGCAGGAAATTGAACTTATCAAAGACCAAGATTACACCGCAGAAACGCAAATTACTGAAGAAGGCACAATAACCACGATTGACATAAAAGTAGACGCAGAAATCCCGAGCGAAGATTTAAAAATCAGTTACGCAATTGACGGACTTGAAACAGTTGTCAGCGTCAATCTTGAAGGCTTGCCGGTCGAACTTCCAGCAGGTGCGAACGACATTTCAGTTAAAGCAGTTGTTCAGCAAGTCAACTATCTTGTCGCGGACGAAGATTATGTAGCAGGTTACAATTCTGACAATGAGTTTGTAATTACAGTGATTGATGACGCGAAAATTATCAATGACAAGGTAGAAATTAGCTTTAATGAAGTTGACCCGAGCGCAGTCACGAAAGAAGACATTATCGGCGGCTATGACGCAGTCACCGGCAAATACAAAGGTCTTGAAACAATCGAGGAAGTATTCCCGAAATTCAGACTTACAGCCGGGATAATTTTAGCCCCGAAATTTTCGCAAGATGTGACAGTAGCAGCGATAATGAAAGCGAAATGTTACGACTATAACAGCGTGTTTAATGCAGTTGCGCTTGTTGATATTCCGAGCGATGAGGTGACAAGTTACACAGCAGCAGCGGAATACAAGAACAAGAAAAATTTAATCGACCCTGCGCTTGTAGTGTGTTATCCGAAAGTCAGCTTGGGTGGCGTGCAATATAATTTGTCGACGCAAATGGCGTGCTTGATGAATCAAGTAGACGCAGGCGAAGGCGACGGAATCCCCTACATTTCACCAAGTAACCACAGACTGCAAATTGATTCAGCTTGCTTGGCGGACGGCACGGAGATTTTTTACACGCTTGACCAAGCCAATTATCTCAATTCGCAAGGCATCACAACAGCGTTAAATTTTGCGATAGGTTGGACATTGTGGGGAAATTCCACTTCAGCATTTCCAGCGACGACAGATGTGAAAGACCGCTTCCTCAGTGTGAAAAGAATGACGCAATTTTTGAGAAATACGCTGACATTGAGTTATTGGTCGCGCGTGGACGGAGCGATAAACAAACGCTTTATTGAAAGTTTCATTGACAGTATCACGATTTATTTTAATGGTTTGAAGGCGAAGGGCGTAATTTTGAAAGGCGAAATTTTATTTTTAAGCAAGGAAAATCCGACAACAGATTTACTTTCTGGCAAGGTAAAATTTCACATAAATTGGACGCCGGTAATCCCAGCAGAAGTGATTGCGTTTGATATTGAGTACGACCCGAGCGGACTTGACAGTTTGTTTGAGTAAAAAAAATTAGTCAACCGTTGACTAAATTCAGTTGACTTTGAACTTTTCGATAAAATTTTTTGCGGACTGTTTGTCGCCGTACTTCAAAATTTTGTCGAAGGCGCGGAGGAGTTCCCATTCAGATTCACTGCAGCGCAGTTGATGTTGCTTTCTTTGTTGCGCGTCAATAGTCGGTCTACCTGCGCCGGAGCGTGCGCCGCCTTTAGGCATTTAATCAGCCTCCTTTTGCGTGAAAATTAACCACAAATAAAAAGCAATCACGCCGCCGCTGAGGAAGGATTTTACATTACTCCAGCTCCAATCGAGCGTTGAAAGAAGACCTGCGCCGACTGCAACAGTAATGATTTTTTCACCGTGATTTTGAATAAACTTTTTCATTGTTTTAGTGTGGATTTGCGCTTTTTATTTTTGTTTTTTGATTTACGCTTTTTCTTTGAAGTTGGTTTAGATTTAAAAAATCTTTCGTACATCTGAAACAAAGTCCAAAACAGCGTTATCAAGTCGCTAAAATCCAAGTCCACACCTTGCACCTCCTCTTGAATTGATGATTGAAGTATAGTAAATAGCTTTGAATTTGTCAACATAAAATAAAAGTGTTGGCAATTTTTTTGTTTAAGGAGATGATTTAATGGCGAATGTAAATGTAGTGCCGAGCGTCTTGCAGAACTATGAAATTTATGATGAAACGGACGGTTCAGAAAGATTGCTTGGGACGTCCGATGTAGAACTGCCGGAGCTTGAATTTTTGTCGGCAGATTTGAAAGGTGCAGGGATTGCTGGGGAACTGTCAGTGCCAGTAGTAGGACACACGAACGACATGACAGTAACCTTCAACTGGCGTACGATGCAAAGCAATTTTACAAAGTTATCTGCGCCGACTTCGCATATAGTGACTTGTCGGGGTTCCGTGCAAAATTATGATGCCGGTACAGGTTTAATGGTGGTAAGTGCGGTCAAAGTCACGATGCGCGTTTTACCTTCAAAAGCGTCGATTGGCAAATTTGAGCCCGGCGAAGTCACGGAGTCGAGCAATGAATTTAGCATTAACTACTTAAAAATGACTGTGGACGGCGTGGAGCTTTTGGAGATAGATAAACTCAACTATGTTTACCGCGTGAATGGCACAGATTATCTTGCAGACACGCGCGAAGCACTTGGTCAGTAGCAGATTAGAGGATTAGCGGATTAGCTGATTAGAAATTACTAACCTGCTAACCTGCTAACACGCTAACCCGCTAACACGCTAACCCGCTAAACCACTAATCCGCTAAAAAAATCTAAAGTTTTTTTCAGGTCGTCCGGGCTTGAAAGGAGTTTTAACCATGGCAGAATTTGCAAACGCTGTAACCGCAAATGTCAAAATGACTGTGGATATGACCGCGGACGGAAATATTGCGCAGACAGGGGACACGGTTGCAGGGAGTAAAAATCCGACGCTGAAAGGCATCAAAGCAGCAGCGACGCTCGCAGAAGCTAAAACAGTTTTCGATGCTTTTTATGGCACAATCGCAGGAGCGACTTACGATAGTTTGACTGCGGAAAAAACAATTAAGACAGGAGTGGTTGAATAATGGCAGCACAGGCAACAATCAAACTTACAACTGCATTTGCAGACAGTGACACGCGCGTTGTTGAACTTGGACCTTTCGCAACCACAGCGGCGGCAATCACCAACGCAAAAACAAACATTGCAACTTTTAACACCAACATTGGCAGTCTCAGCGGGCTTTACATTTCCGATGGCGGAGCGAACTGCACGGGCATTACCGACGCAGAAATTATCGTCAAGTCTGAAACTGTTTATAACTTGAATGACTAAGGAGGCGCAGTAAATGAAAACAACAGTAATTTTGAATGAAAATGCGCCGACAAATGACGCAATCACAACGACAATTTCCAACGCGAACCCGAACGCGACCGACGCACAACTTTATAACGCAGTAGTAGCACTGAGCGGACTTACAACAAACACATTTGTAAGTGCAGTGCGCCGCAACGAAAGCGAACTTACTGCGCCGGACACATTGAGCGGAGGTGTTGACTAATGGCAGACACAATTAAAAGCGCAAGCGAACTGAACCTTGATTTTAGTTTTTATGATGGAGATACACGCCTTGTAAAAATGCAAAATCCGAAGTCCGATTTGACAGCAGCGCAGATAAAAGCCGCAGCAGATGTAGTAGTAACAAATGCAGCACTTATTGGCGACAAGGCAGGCGCGGCGGTGGTCGGCTTAATCGGAGCGAAGGCAGTCAGCAAGACAGTTACAAAACTTGACCTTGCAAACGCTTAATTTAATTTAATCAACGCTAGCTCGGACGATCTGAAAAAGACTTTAGTTTTTTAACAATGCGTAATGCGAAATGCGTAATGCGTAATTGAAAGGAGAAAATAAAAAATGGCGAAAGAAAATAAAATTGAGATAAAAAATTTGCGCGAGAAACTGGAGACACTTTCAGGAGTGGACTTTGAGGAAGCAGAGCGCGAAGAAATGCAGTCAGGCAACAAAGCAGATGATGTAACAATGACGCGCTCCTACGCGATAAGAATTGCGGCGCGTGCGCTGGGCGTAAAACCTGTCGACTTGAAAAAATTTCCAGTGCTTGAATATCTTGCAATCATCAGGCAGGTGAATAATTTTTTCTTGAGTGGTCTGACAAAGGACAAAATATTATTCAATCAGTCCGACGACTTGCCCTCAGACTTCGAGAGTTCGGCGGAGTGAAATTTTGGTTAAGTCAACCACTGTGCACGCTGAAAGACTGGTTGAAACTAGTCAACGCAGAAATCAAAGAACGCAATGAAGCAATAAAAAAATCAATGCGCGGGTAAGGCTCTTACTTTTCTTTGTCTTGTCAAAGAAAAGTAAGCAAAAGAAACCGCGTCCACTTTCTGTGACACCGTTCAACCAACTAAAAATTCTACTTTCACACAGCGTGAGACCGTGCAACAGTCCAACTCCTTGACCAGTGTCACCTGCGAAAGCGGACAATTTCCTAATTTAGCGTTGTAACTTCAATTAAGCATTTATTATACTCAGTATAATAACTAAAAAAAATTTTAATTAGCTTGGTGAAAGTCGAAAATTTCCTTTGTAGATTTTTTCCACCAGTTGAAGAAGGCGCGGACTTTATCGGCAAAAGATTTAGCAAAAGCAAGATCGCGCTGTAAATCTTCGCGTTGACGCGCCAGCAACTTCTTT